CTCTATAAGTGGGTATGTAGAATCAGGGGAACAAGGTTTTACTTCTAAATTTGTAGATTTAAAAAGTGCACAACTTGTATATAGTAGAAGAAAACAAGATCTTGAGTTGATTCCGTTCTATTTTTTAATATCTGTTCCAAAAGATTCAAAATATTGTTTTATTGCAGTTCAGACTTTGGGATTATCAAGTCCTTATGAAGTGATTTCACATCTTGTAAAAAAAGCATTTAATAATTTCTTTGATAAGGTAAAGTACAAAAAAGTCGGGAATATTGATGGTGAAAAGGTTATATTATTTGAGAAAAACGGAGTAGAAATATCGATAGATGATCTAAGTACAGGAGAAAAACAAATTGTATTTAGGGGGGCTTATCTTTTAAGAAACATAAATCAGCTTAATGGTGCTATAATCATGGTTGATGAGCCCGAATTAAGTATGCACCCTAAATGGCAGAAAAACATTTTAAGATATTATAAAAATCTCTTTACAGATAATAATGGGGTACAAATTGCTCAATTATTTTTTGCAAGCCATTCTGAGGGTGTTATTAGTGAAGCCCTGCAAGACTTGAATGATACAAAAGTTATAATTCTAAAAGATAGCATGGGAAACATCTCAGCAGGAAGTATTGATGCCCCAGCAGTATTACCATATACTTTAGCGGCTGAGATTAATTTTCAAGCTTTTGATGTATCATCAACAGATTATCACAATGCGTTATATGGTTATATAGAAGCTGAAGGTTGGAAAAATGATTATGATGGGCATCAGGTAAAAGTCAATTATACAAAATTGAATAAGAACGGAACAACATCAAATTTACAAATTTCTAAAACGGAAAAAATTCGGCATATCATTCATCATCCAGAAAATCGCAATAATAGTTATAGCGAACAAGAATTAAAAGATTCCATAGAATGTATGAGAAATTACATTAGAGCGCATCGTACAATTTGATACAAAATACTTAAATTCTTAAAACAAAACGAACTGTGGCAAAATTGTATATTACCACAGTTTGTTTTGTTTATTGAAATTACCATTTGCAAAATGGAAATGTGGATGTGACATCTACCGTTTTGCAAGAGAGGATAATGACTGAAAGCAGTAGGTCGAGGATGTAGCGGGGTAGCTCGCGTTCCTTTGACCAATCGTTGGGGTTGTTCTTGATTTGGGATGCTTTATCAATGGTTACGGCATAGCGTTCCATTATCCATTCAATGGCTGACTTACCATTGACGATGTACTCATAGGCTTTGAGCGGAATGTTCTCAATGGTAATGTGGCTATTGTAGATGATGTGTGTTTTGTCGGCGATGAGCTTTCCGTTTTCGTCACGCACTTTGGCAAAGCGCATCTTTTCCACGGCAAAGTATTGGTATGTTTCTTCGGTCCACTCGTCCTGCCAAATGTCAATGTCTCCCGTAACAATTACACCGAGTGTACGTTGTGCCTGCGCCGACATTTCCGAATAAGCGACTGCGCCTTGTTCTGTAGCAGGAATATTGATGCCTTGCTCATAGTTCAAATGTAAGTCGGCCAGTTCCTTTCCGGCTTTATAAAAAGCCATAAAGTCCTGTACGTTATCCACTATGGGAATGCGTGGCAATGACTTTCTCAAGTCATCGGCGAAACGCTCACGGTATTGTTTGGAATGAAGCAAACCATACACATAGTAGAAAATATGTTCTTTTGTAATGGCGCGTGAATCGTCAAAGCGACTGCGGACTTCTTTCAATATCCAGTCTGTGATGCCATCACGACGGATATAGCGATTTGTTTCTGCATCATCGAAAAGTGAAGCCTGTGGATTTTTATTTTCCTCGTACCAATATAAGGGGAAACACTGGCTTTTCCCTATCAATTCCAAGTCTGGAAGTGTGTCTGATATAATGCAGGTAAAATCTTTGCTTACCCCTATACCGCTTACGCATATCAGTAAATTCTTACTGGTAGTGTTAGGAAACAACTTAGGTAATTGATACTGACTCCAATTAAAAACTTTATCATAGTATAACCATTGCTTAAAAAATGGGCGATATATTGCTTTTCGTATTTTACTACAATCAAAAATTTGTTGTTCCCTTTTCAATGCATGTTCAAACAATTTCTGGTCCCACTTAATTTTTATTGGATCAACATTAACTAAAGCTGATACATCTTCTATAGTTTTGCACGTAGTGCATTTTTTAATTTCATCATTATAAACATTTATCGTATTAGTCATTCTTGATGATAATAACTTTGATGAGGAATCATAACACCATACATCACGATGTGTAATATCTCCTGCTGAAAAAATTGAAAATACTGTTTGCTTACTATCTTTTTTATTGCCTAATAGTATCAAATTATCAAATACACCATCGCGTTGATTTATCCAGTCTGCCTTTTCGTTAGGAATAATAACCTGCCAATCCAACTTCCGCGAAGAAATGGAGCGGTAGTCCTTTACCATTTTGAGCTTTTGCTCGCGAGTTAGATAATCTCCTATATCGTGGTAATGAATAACGGCCTTTTGTCCTTTCTTTATAGGATCCTTGACAAGGAAAGTGATTGCAATAGGTGTACGTGAACCACTACCAAAGATTTTCCCACCCTCCTTGCGAGATAATTCGCCCGAAGTACGCTGGTTCCCACGCAAATTCAACACATAGATGGAGGTAAATTCTTTTTCAAGACAACGGCGAAATCCCTCCCCTGAATTACTATCCAGCCATGCGCCATTGCTTATAAAAGCAACGATGCCGCCTTCGTCTTGTGGTATGCGGTCTGAAGCCCATCGAAAAGCCTTAATATAACTGTCATAAAGAGCCTGAATTGTTCTTCCTTTATCTGTTGTGGCCTCAGCATAGGTGTCAGCGATTCGTTTCTCTAAATATGGATAAGATAAGTTTTGTGCTTTGTCATTGGCACTCTTTTGTCCTACCGAATACGGAGGATTCCCCACAATCACTCTCACATGTGTAGCCATTTGCTTCTTTACTCGTTTGGAATTGTCCTGGAAGAACTCCGTGAAAAGCTCATTGTGTTTTTTCTCCGCTAACTGGAAGGTGTCAGTCAGGCAGATTCCACTGTATGACAGGTAAGTTTTCCGATGTGTTATTTCATGGAATACCGATTCTATATTCACATCTGCGATATAATAGGCCAGCAACACGATTTCATTACAATGGATTTCATTCAGATACTTGCGTTCCATATCCTCAGGGCGAATCAGGCCGGACTGCAACAATCGCGTAATGAACGTACCTGTGCCCACAAACGGGTCAAGGATATGCACATTCTGTGCGGTCAGCGAAGTGTTGAACTCCGCCTTGAGAATATCATCCACAGAACGGATGATAAAATCCACACACTCTACGGGCGTATAAACAATACCCAGTTTTTCCACTGTAAGCGGGAATGCGCCCTTAAAGAATTTCTCATATAGGTTCTTGATGATGGTTTGTTTTCCCTCCAAATTATCAATGCCACCAACATTCATGCGTACCGATTTGTAGAATTTATCCAGTATCTCGGTATCTTTCTCGAAAGCCTGTTCTTGCAAGAGGTCTATCATGCGCTGCATGGAACGGCTCACGGCGTTGTTGTTCACGAACTGGTAATCGGCAAACAAAGCGTCGAACACCGGACGGGTGATGATATGCTGTGCCAGCATCTCGATGGCCTGTGCCGCATCTACTGACGGGTTAAGGTCGCGCTGTAGCCCCTTGAGGTATTCGTTGAACGCCTTTTTGTGTATGCCGGACTGGATAAGTTTGGATATGCGCTCGATGAACTTGTGCGCGATGAGTCCGATTTCCTTAGCCCAATTCTCCCAATATAGGCGGTCGCCGCACTTTTCCACGAGTTTGGCATACATGCCGTCCTGCAATTCACCGAATCTAAGTTCCAACTGGCGGGCGATTTCTGCGTTCTCCATCTGCCGCGCTTCTTCCTCTCCCTCCTGAAAGCCTAATCCCGGCCTGCCAATAGTGACAGACGGGGTATAGGACTGTTTGTTTGGTTTCTGCTTGTTGAGTGCAATCTTATTCACCATCGCATTGAAACGGTCGTCGTGAGAGCGTAGTGCATTCAGGATTTCCCAAACTACATCAAAGGTCTTGCTATTATCAAGTGCTTCTTCTGCAGAAACACCAGAAGGCACAACAATAGGGATGATGATATATCCGTATTTCTTCTCATCGGGTTGTCCCTTGTGGAAAGTACGCATCACACGACCTACCGATTGTACCACATCCACCTGTGAATTACGGGCGGAAAGGAACAGTACGGCATCAAGTGACGGCACGTCTACACCCTCGGACAAGCAACGCACATTAGTTACAACCCGACACTCCCGGTCATTGTCCGGTTCATCAGCCAGCCATTGCAGAATTCCATTTCGTTCCTGTGAGTTCATAGAGCCGTCTATGTGTTTTGTGGTTATCGAAACGGTATGCGATAGGCTTTCCGCATCCAGATTTTTGTCGTACTTTTCTGATATTTGCGGCAGTACGGAAGCCACATATTTGGATGCGATGCCCGCCCTGCTTGCGCTCTTGTCAATGGACGAACAGAACGCCACAGCACGGCGCATCATGTGTGGATCGGCATCCCATGTGCGGTGATCATCACCCTGTATCATCTTTGAGAGACCGTTGATTACACCGATAAGTTTGGAAGTATCATCAAAATTCAGTTCGGTGGTCGTATCGGTAATGTCCCGCTTGATATTATCAGGCACATCGTTTTCACCGACGGTAAGGACAAGCACCTTGTAATCGGTCAGCAGCCCGTTCTGTACGGCATAGGAGAAATTCACACGATAGAACTCTTCTCCGTAAAGTGCCTTGTCGTCCATTGAGCAGAGGATGCAGTCCTTTTCAGAAGCCTTTACTTTGGCTGATTCACCGTACAGGCGCGGCGTGGCGGTCATGTACAACCGTTTTCGACCTTTCACATTGTCATCTGAATGTATTTTAGTGAAGTTGCTCTCGTCCTTATCAGACAGTTTTACACCTGTAGTGCGGTGTGCCTCGTCGCAGATTATGAAGTCGAACACACCATATTCACCGTTTGTTTCGGAAAGTATCTCCTGTTGTGCCTCTGACACAGCATCAATGGACTGGTAGGTGGAAAACACTACCACCAGTCCATCATGGCTGCGGTACTTCTTCAGTTGCGAGGCGATGGACTTCGGATTGGTAGATGCAGGTACGGCAAGGTCTACCACACTGTCATCTGCATCATCAAATTTGTTTTTCTGTATCTTACGTGAAGCCTTGGAATCCGAACAGATGCAGACTGCCTTTATGGGTTTTCCCGCATCAGCTGACCATGCGTTAAGTGACTGACCCAGCAGGGCGATGGACGGAACCATAAACAACACCAGCCCCTTGCCGTTCAACAACTGTTCGGCGATAAGCAACGAAGTATAGGTTTTTCCTGTACCGCAGGCCATGATGAGCTTACCACGGTCGTTTCCCTCTGTAATATAATGCGTGTATGCCTTGGATATGGCATCGAGTTGATGCTTGCGCGGTTTTTTGCCTTCTACGAGTGCAGAGTTTCCCGTAAGACCATCCAACAGCTTTTGCCAATCCACTGGGGATGAATTCAGGTCGGCCATGCCGACGCGTGTCACTGGCGGTTCCTGATTACGGATGGCTTCCTCGGCATTGCTCCCCCAATGACTGGTAGTAGAAATCCATACGCGATTGGAGAAACGGGTTGTTTGAAATGTAACCTCATTCGTAAATGTGCGGCTGGAGGTGGCGAGGAACGAATCCACGGCAGGCTTGTCTATCGTGGCATCTTCGGCATAACACTTGCACTGGATGGCCCAATAATCGCCCATTTCAGTCTTTGCCACAAGGTCTATACCTGTGTCTGTACCTCCGAAATCCTTACGTCCCGGAAACTCCTCCCATAGCCAGACTTTTTCCAACTCGTTGTAACGTGGGTCTGTCAGCAACCATGAGCGCATCAATCGCTCAAACTTTGTACCTTTCTCCTTTTCCGTGAATGATTCGGTACGGAATTTATGTAGTATCTCCTTGAAATTCATCTCTTGATAAGAGATAAATGCAAGTAAAATCACATTTGAAAATCAGTATGTTCTGTACCTATGAGAATTTGATTGGCTCAACAGGCGGATAGTTTTAATACAATTTATGGCATTATCAACAAGCTGTTTATGCTTATTCTTCAGTATTTTGTGTACCTTTGCATTATAACTATAACTCTTATCAAGAGATTCGGCTCTTTACTAAACATTTTTCATGCCTGTCCTGTTATAAGTCTTTCAGAATAAGTCCGTTCGCCTTATCCACCACATTCGTGTCAAGCGAAGCAAGATAGATGCGTGTCGTTTCTTCTGAATCGTGCCCCATACCTTCACTAATGACTGCAAGAGGGATATTTTTGCTTTTAGCGATACTTGCCCAGGCATGTCTTGCACAGTACATGCTCAACGGATGACTCAAACCGACTAAACGGGCTATCTCTTTCAATGCAATGTTTACACGAGAGATGGCATTTCTGTACTGTATCCGTTCATCGGTACATCGGGTGATTATTGGCAATAGATATTGCATGTCAGAATAACTTTCATACTTATTTACAATCTCTCCCATACACTTTTCCCATTTAACGGTGAGTTGCCGGCTAGTCTTTTTTCTCCTATATGTCAGAATACCATTTTTCAAATCCGATTTTCTCAGATATGCCATATCAACAAATGACATTCCACGGGTGTAGAACGAAAAAAGGAACATATCCCTTGCATAATCAAGATGCGGCTTCAATGTCAGATCAAGTTCCTTGATATATTTGATGACTTTTAGAGGAACAGCACGTTTCACAGTCTTGTCAATGCCTGTATAAACATGTCTAAACGGGTACTTCTGTTCAATCAGTTCCTTTTCCACAGCACGGTTATACACGGCACGCAAAATACGCATATAAAATGAAACTGTGTTGGGACAGATTCCTTTGCTTTTCAACCATGCCTCATATAACATCATCATATCGCTATCAATTTCACAAAGAAGGATATCTTGTCCATAGCGGAACTTCATGAAACTGTTCAATGCCGCAGTATAAGTTTCTGATGTCCGTATTTTGTTCAATAATCCTAATTGTTTGATGACGCCCCGCATAAAATTAAAAAATGACTGTTCATCCACCCTGTTTTGAAAGGCAACTATAATATCATTCGCTGTATATGTACTTTTCCGGTTATCCAGTTGTCGGATAATCATGTCCAGCCGCTTCAGATCCCATTCCATGCGTTCCTGCAAGGAAAGGAGCAGATTGCTTCGTTCCGAGCTGTCGACAATGATACAACTTCCAGCTTCGTTCCATTCATCTGTAAATATCCGGTAATCCGTCTTTAGCTGACGGATTACACGGTTCTGGATAATCTGATAATAGATAGTTCCTTCCTTTCCCTCTACGGTGGAAGGTCTGAATTTCACTTTTACACTAGCCATGGGCTTACTTTTTAGGTTCGTCCGTAATAGACTTGTTCTTGATGGACTTCGCCTTGCTGTCCAGTTCTCTCGCGGCCTGTTCTTTCAGCCGTGCCTGCTCGGTCAGGGTGGCCTGTCTCCGTACCGCTTCCTCGTAGGCTTCCACGTCCTCACGCATCTGTTTTATCCGTTCGTTGTTCCGGTTCGGCCCGAAGAGGTTCTCAAGTTCCACAAGTTGTTCGGGGGTAGCCTCTCCTTTCATCTTGACATAACGGTACTTCAGATCATTATCGGCCTGCTCGTTATCTGTTCTCGCCGAAAAATAGAGCGCCACGGACAGGGCCACGATTGCCGCGAACATTACGGAAAAACTCCCAAGAATGTACGGGGATTCCAAGCTCAGGCTGAAATGATGGTTGATGTTGCTTGTCTTGACGGCATTCTTTCTGATTGTGTCATTGGTCTCACAAAACAGGGTTTCCATTTTCTCCTGGTTCTTCCGCTGTTCATTACGCATTTCCGACAAGACCTGTCCAAGTCTTTCCTGTGACGAGTTCTTCCTGTCCATGGAAACTATATCGTTCTTGATGGCGGCAAGGACTTCGTATACGCGAGCCAACAATTTGCGAAATGTCTCATGACCATTCCGGACTTCATTCAGCACGGACTCATCCTGCGTATTATTAACTGTCGGGCTGTTGCCTTCCGGCGAGGGGACGGACAACCCGTTGATTTTGTCCTCGATTCTTTCCAGGCATCCGAAGATGCTCTCGATACATTCTTCCATTTTCATATTCCAGCAATTTTAATATTCATGAATAATTTGAATGGGAAAGGACGGATTACAATCCGAAACCTTTCCTTTTTTGTCTCTTTTTCCTGCGTCTGCGCAAGAGTTCTTCCTGAGGCAACGGCTCTTCGGGAGCGGTACCGTTTGTAGGACTGAACAGTCCAGGGCCTGTACTTTCGAGGAGATGGCCTCCGGCCGGTATTCTTTGCTGCACCTTACGTTCGGATTCCTGTCGGGATTCCGAAGGCTTCCAGCCCAGCCGAGCATTCAGTCTGGCAAAGCTGAACTCCCGGCTGATCTGTGAAGCCTTGAAGGTCTGCCCGTCCTTGGTGAACCGGATCCCCTGTATGTCCTCCGGCCTTTTTATCTCTCTGGTACGCTTTACAAATTCCAGTCTGATGCCCCGGCGAAGCAGGTAATCGTTGAACTCTTTCCATGTTTTGGAATGCTTCAAAGCTGCCTTGACGGCATTGAAGATTTCGTATTTTACACGCTCCGAAGCATGGAGTTTCTCCACGTTAGTCTTGCCCTTGCCCTCGGCGTATGTCAGCCCGTACTTGTCCTTAAGCAGTTTCGTGGCAATTTCATTACGCTTGTAATCGCCTTGGGAAGAGATTACCTTGCCGTCATACCCGATGCGGTTATAGACCAGGTGGCAGTGCGGGTTGTCCGTGTTATGATGCCTTACCAGAATAAACTGAGTGTTTTTTATCCCCATCAGCTCCATGTATTCCCAGGCTATTTTAGCCATAAATTCATCCGTCAGCAGTGCCTTGTCCTCCGGCTTGAAGCTCAATGCAATGTGTCCGACAGGCTGTTTGATCTTCGGATTAAGCTCACGCTGGTAGTTGAAACTGTCCGTTATTTCCCGGATATTTCCCAGCAATACACCGTCTGAGTCGATGATTTCCGCATTGTCCTTGCCCATCACGTAACGGATACAGCCGCCGAAGGATTTCCCTTTCTTGATCTTTCCAATCATGACGGTCTCCTTTCTCCGTGCCTGTACCGGACAATAATCTCCTTGAGCTTCTGCAGGAGTTCTGTCACCGTCTTTTGGGTACGGTGGAATCCGGCCTGATGGGACAGACGGGTTAGCTGGTTCAGGTTGTTCGCCATACCCGTAAGGCTGCGTATGAAGGCTGTCTCCTCGGCAGAGTGCCTGGCCGTTATCGTCGTCTCAAAGGCTGATGTGCGGAGAAATTCCGCCAGCGTGAGGTTAGCCTGTCTGCTGCGTCGGCATAGCCGCTCATAGTCTATCTTGGAGAATTTCACTGTAACGGCTTTGTTGAGTTTGCACACTCCGCTTACTTTGGGGCGTCCCCTCGGTCTGTTTTTCTTTCTGTCATTCATATTTTCTCTGTTTGATTTTTGATAGTTCTTTTTCTCACAATCTGCGACCACCGGGAGCGGATTGCCTCCACTCTTCGGTAGTGGAGCGAGGTTTTTCGGGATGCCCGAAAGATAACCTCGCTAACTCCCAAAACTGAAGTTTTGTCCGTTATTCCCTCAGGTCGGCTACTAACTGTCTGAATACTGTAATGACTGGAGTCAGTAAGCAAGTCAGTCATTCCGGAAAATGTCACAGCTTTCTCCACTGTTCGAAGTCTTCCGAATAGATTTCAAGATGCTGCCGGGCGATGTTCTCAAGCAGTCCGGAAACACTCATTTTGCGTCCTCCCAACCTGCGGACAAACTCGTCCAGCCTGTCACGTACCTCACCGCTTACGAACACGGGTTTGCGGTCTTCGATTCTCGGCACTTGAAGAAAGGCTTTCCGGTATTCGTCCAGAGAAAGTTTCCTCTGCCTGCTGCTTATACGACGTTGAGACGAGAGAACTGCTTCCTCTTTTCCGGTTGACGGTTGCCGGGTCTCGGATGGAACTTCTACTTGTTCTACTGACTTTGTCTGTTCTTTATTTCCGGTATCATTCAAGGATGATTCCATGGCAGTTTCAATACTGCCATCTGACGGGAGTATGAGTGACATATCCGTACCTGTCATAGCCTCCCATTCTTCTTTGGTCAATTTCTTTTTTGTTACCATACATTTTTGATTTTAATCGGTTTACTCACTGGTCTCGGTGCGCACCTTGACTCATTGTCGTGAGCAAAGGAAATGTGTATAGTGAACAGAATCAAGCGAATGGAGATACCGTGGCAATTATGTTACCCTATGCACAATATCGATAGGACAGTCAGTGCTGCCTGCCGTGATTTGCCGGAGTGATTCCTACATACCGGATTGTTCAAGCAAATTCTGTTTATAAAGAAAGCTCATTGTATGCAGTTGATATGTAACATGATGTCATTCCGGGCAACGCATCGTCACCGGTCTGAAAATCCATTGCAGTGTGATTTCTACTGCTTTTATTTGCAGTGGAAACAAGATAAAACGGTCACATTTCCAGTCGAGAATAGGACGATGAGACATGATGGAATATCAGCTGTAAAAGAACTGTTCTGTTCCAGATTTTTGAATATATGTTTAACTGAAAATAAAGAAGACAATGGAAATCATCAGCTTTGAAAAAAGAACTTTCGAGGAGATTGCCGCCAAGCTGGATCGGTTCGTGCAACGGGTGGAAAGTCTGTGCAGTGAACACGGCGGAAAGGAAACAGGGGAATGGATGGACAACCACGAGGTCTGCCGCAAGTTGCGTATCAGCCCGAGGACCTTGCAGACTCTGAGGGATAACGGAACGCTTGCCTTTACCAAAATCGGAAACCGGACTTACTACCGTCCTGACGATGTAGAGCGAGTGGTCGGGAATGTAGAGGAAAAGCGTAAGGAAGCCCGCTGGAAAGGCAAGACCATTTGAGAGAATTTCAAGAATAATGTATAACCCAATATCAAACGCATATGAGTAATGAAATCAGAGAAAAGGACCACGAGTGGGTAAAGGCGTTCCACTCGAATTTCGACAGGCTGTTGGTCCTGCTTGAAAAGTTGTTGGAAAAACGGCAACCGTCTGCATATGGCGATGAACTGCTGACAGACAAGGAAGTGGCATACCTGCTGAAAGTAAGCCGGAGGACCTTGCAGGACTATCGCAACAACGGTATTCTGCCTTACACGCAAGTAGGCGGAAAGATTCTCTACCGGGCTTCCGACATAGAAAAGACACTGATGAAAGGCTACAAGGAGGCGTACCGGCTTAATAAATGAGTTTTGGATAACCCTATTGAGGAAATGGTACTTCATTTGAACTTGCTGTGTTAGCAAGAATCAGAATATAATATAAACCTTGCTAACACAGCTTTTATACTTAATTTTCGGAACTTTCCATTTTCATATTTTTTATGTTCCCGCCTTTTATCCCAATAACCTTTTCAAATACAAGATTGTCATGTAATACTCGATAAAAAAACTTATGTGGATATTTTTTAATCGTATCTATATTTATTTCTTTACGGAGCTGATCATCATTTTGCCAATCTTTTTTGAGTAAATATGTTTCTTATCATTTTTACATAAAATTTGTAATGTTTACTTTTGTAAAAAAAAGTATCATGAAGAATTCCATTATCATTTTTATTAGAAGAAATTGGCTAAGTCTTGTTTTATGGCTTTTGAATATTATATCCATAGTCTTTATATTGCAAATTGTATTTGATATATTTCCTCTGTTTGAATCAAATTATCCTTTAATTAAGGCAGAGAAAATCAACAGTTTGGTAATTGATTGTAGTATAGGTATTATAACAAGTACATTATTTTATATTCTATTAGTATATATACCAGAAAGAAGGAAAGCTAAAACAGCAAGAAATGCACAAAAAATACATCTTCAATATTTAGCTGAGCACATGCAATTTTTTATTTTATATTTAGTGAAGGACTATTCATTAAATGTAGATAACAATGATGTAATTTACTCTAATATTAAAATAGAAGAATTTAGTAAAGTAGACATTTCTATTTTCGGAGAAATATCAAAAAAATATTCTTTATATCTCAGAAAAAAAGATGGAACATTAAATTATTTTATTGGCTATAATGAATTTGGAATACATACACTGTACAAAGTCGTCACAAAAACAATTGATAAAATATTATCAAATCCAACTATCATATTTGAAGATGAGAATTTAATAGAATTACTCAATGAAATATATAATTGTAAATTATTTAATCTGATTAGAATATATAATTCTAAAGAGTCTATTGCTATAAATTGCCTGAAAAATGTAATTTCCACAGTTGAATTAAAATCAGCTCTTATCGAGTATTATAAACTATACATTAGGTTACTAAAATATTCATCACCTAATTCCTTTTATATAAATAATGATGATATTGTTTCGTCAAAGTAAAATATATACTACAGCCATTAAGACACAAATGAATGATGAAGCGTCACAAAAGCGCTTACATATAAGGCGATTTGCAAATAATTAAAAAATCTAATTGATTTTTCTGGAGGGAGCGCAGTTTACCGCCTGCCCATTTTATTTGTGTTTCTATAAAATAGCCTTCCAAAATGATAAAAAACAGCATATAGAATTGGACCTTATTTGAACAAATCCATATACTGTTTTTGTCTTTTTATTCTGACTTTTCCGTCAGTCGCTTGTTTCCGCTGCCGTCGGCTTCCATTGTACAGACGTGAAAGGGAAAAGGTTTTCGGGCTGAATACGCTCTGTAAGAGGAAGATTCTGCCCGAAACGGCAAAGCCGCCTGACCTTTTCGCTTTCAATAGAGTCTGTACTAACTTCTATGGACGGCAGATGGAACGGGCGACTGACAAGTTATAATTATTATAATTTCATTCTCCAACCATAACACCATTCTCTTAATCTTTTAATGGCCTCATCATTATTTAAATAATCAAGATCTGGCAAACTCAATATTTTTATTCGACTATATGCGTCTATTTTTTCTAATTCTTTTGCTACTGCTAAATATGGTATCATAGGAGTAGGTATTAAAACACATACACGATATTTAAATTTAAGCTCAAGCGTATATATTACAAAAAATCCACGATATTTATTATCCTGTGTCAAATATATGCCATCTGGAATTGAAATATTTTGTATAGTCCATAATCTATCAGGGAGATGAAATACATCTGGATCTAAAATTTGTTTTCTTAAATCATCATAATATGTATCATATAAAAAAGAATAACCAGTTCTTGCAAAAAGTAATAAATAAGCATTTTTAATTAGAGCAGCTGAAATTCTACGTTCATCTCTTTTTAAAGGCCAATCTTCAATATTAACTAATTCATTAGGTAGTAATATGTTATCATGAAAATCAGCCCATACTTTCGGATTGTTCTTTTTGGTATTAACCAACAATTTGATTGTTCTATCTTCATCAACTTGAAGATCTGCATTTAATATTTTACCATTCTTTTCAATATGTATTTTCCTTTTTTCATCAGGAAGGAATAAATGTTGTTCTCTCAATTTTATTGCATTTAATAAATGAATATCTATTTCTGAACCGCAAGTACTATTACAGTTCTTACAAGTAAGAACTATACGTTTCCCTCCTAAAGAATGCTGCGGAACATCCTCTTCTGTAAGTACATTCCTAACATCCTGTTCTTTATAGGCTTTCAAACACAAAGGACATAAATAATCGCCTTCAATATTAATATTATATGCTGCTAATTTATTAATATTGTTATGCATATTTATATAATATACCTTTTTATCCATAAATATTACGCTTTAATGTTGATTATCACAAATATACGGATTTTCATATTACCGAGTAAATATCTTTGTATCAATTCTATTTTTTATCAGTCTATCCATATCCTCCGAAATCTTGTCATCTGTAACTTTTGCGTATCCTTGTGTAGTTCTGATATTTGTATGTCCCATCATCTTTGATATGCTTTCCATGGGAACCCCGGCAGAAACCATTAGTGTACCAAAGGTGTGACGGCTTTGATGGTATGACAGGTTATGCTTGAATTGAAGAGAAAATCCCAGCTCATGTATTTCAAACCAAATCATGTCACGTCTTGGCAACGGGAAGATAGGCTTACTGTCATCTGTCGTATTATACAAGGAAATTATCTGCTCCGCTACCGGATGCAACGGTATAAAAGACTCAACGCTTGTTTTCTTGCGGTATGTTTTGATATATTTCCGGCCTTCTGCAGTTGTACCTATATGATGCGGATAGAGATTACGTACATCAACATAAGCCAAACCGCAAAAACATGAAAATATAAAGGTTCTTCTTGCAAGTTCCTGTAGTGGATCCGGTTTCGGGTTGCTCATTATCTCTTGAAGCTGATTCTTACTTATATACATAAGCTTTGCAGGTGCCTTCTTTTCATATTTTATATCATCCAAAGGATTATACCTCAAGATTCCGTTATCTACGGCTAAATAGACCAAACGTTTCAGCCAACAAAGACAATGATTCCGGTATGATGGCTTATGAGGGTAATTTGTTTTCAGATATAAAATATAATTGATGCCAAACTCTTCGGTAATATCTGTAAAAAGCACGTCCTCTTTGCCCAGAGAACGGATGTATTCACCAAGATAGTAATGATACATTTTTGATTGCCTGTAACTGGAAGTTGAATCTATTTGAATAGAACGGATTTTCAGATTTTCCCGTTCCACTTCCCCTGCTTGTAATATATACTTCGGGATGTCGGCAGTTCCTGTCATGGCTGTTTTCAGAAGTTCCGCACTGATAACGCCGTTCACTTTCAACAGTTCAGCATAAGTTTTATCTACGCGTTTCTTATATTCACAAAGCATTCCATTCAGTCTGTTGTTTTTGACTTCTCCTTTCTTGCTGTTCCACTCTTCCGGCTGGCAATATAACCCAGTCGATAATGCAACAGCCTTTCCGTCTATTGTAATACGACACATGATTGATGTAGTCCCGTCAGCTTTGACTTTACCACGGTTTATATAATACAGTTGCTTATATGTACTTCTCATGATTCTTTCTTTTTTGATTTTATAATACCAACTTCATATCACTCGTTGCCTCGATGAATTTGTCCATATCCTCGAAAAGTTTTTTAGGAGTTACCCTTGCATAAAGCTGGGTAGTAGTCAGATTGGTATGGCCCAGCATTTTGCTGATCGTTTCGATGGGAACACCAGCTTCAAGGGTTATCAAACTTCCGAAGGTATGTCTTCCCATGTGATAGACCAAATCACAGCTTATGCCAGCCAAATCACGCAAACCTTTCATGTGCCGTCGCATATTGGGATGGTGTATCATCGGGAAAAGCTCTTCCCTTTCATCCGAACGATATTTTTCTATTAGAGCGATAGCCTCCGGCAGCAATTTGACGCGTGCCTGATAATCATTTTTCTTTCTCAGATACTTTAACCACAAATCGCCCTTATCATCCTTATATATATTCTCTCGGGTAATTGAAACCGCATCCGCATAGGGGACTCCTGTATAACAGGCGAAGAGGAATAAATCTCTGGCTATGTTATGGGTGACTCTTTCTGGTGGTATTACGACATCACGGATCTTCTCAAAATCTTCGCGGGTCAAAGCCCGTGGTGGTTTACGGTGCTCTTGGGGTAGTTTGAAATTCACAAAATAACGCTTCTCTGCATGCCCTTCCTTGAATGCCATCCGGCAAATTTTCTTCAGGATGGCCAGATAATGTCTTGCCGTATCTACCGCAAGTCCCTTGTCCTTCAGTATATAATCCTGAAACTCCCAAGGTATATGTTCATTCAATTGCCCAAAAGCGACATCACATGTCTTAAATCGTTTTTGAATATATTCGCCAAGATACCTGCGGGTGTAAACATATGTTAACATAGAAGTTTTTGCCACATCAATACCGATTCTTGAACGCATATCCTCTATATGCATATCAAGCCGTTTCAACAAAGTCATCTGGGTTTCCACACTTCCCTGCAAAAGCTCTTTTACAGCTACCGCATCAAAATCAATCTTACGTTCAACAAGTGAATCAAATGCAGAATTGACCGAAAGCAAGAGCCGGTCAATTTTCGCATTAATATCAACGGCCTCTTTACTCTTTCCATTCAGTCGGCTTTCTCTTGGATTCCATAACTCCGGAGTACATGACAGCTTGCAGCTAAATTGCGCCATCGTGTTATTTACCGTTATTCGCCCCATTATCGGAGCCTTTCCGAATTTATCAAGACCGCTCTTTTTCAGGTAGAGCAACACCTTGAATTTTTCTACTTTCATACGCTTATTTTTTAATGGCAAAATTACCTATTTTATAAGCGTCCTTTGATATGCAAAATGCTGACATATAGTGAATAACAGCCTCTGTGACAGCTTCTTCATTGTTCAGTCTGTTACCTATTCGGCTCGGGTAACTGGGCAGCTAACATTCTGGTAACTGAATACCTGCAATATCCTGTCCATTTTTGCTTTACCTTATCTCAGCAAAAAACGGAACTTTTGCTCATATTCAACCGATTACGTTTTCCTTTCTCATCCCTTCATCTACTTGCTTCCTATATTCTGTTCCATTGCTCACGGCACACGTTCGGAACGATGATGCTCACTCTCGGTGCAGACCTTTTTACCACAAGCAAGTTGATGGGACATTCCAACATTCAGACCACGGAAATCTATGCTAAAATCGTGGATAAGAAGAAGGAGGAAGCCATCAACCTCATTGACGGTATGTTCACTTAAATCATTGACAACAAAACATATAGAGACATGACAATAACTATCAGACAAAAGGCACTTGCCAACGACAACATAAGCTTGTATCTTGACAT